GGTATTTTAAAAACAGATGATACTACTGAAGCAACTTCTACGACTGATGGATCACTACAAACTGATGGTGGTTTATCCGTAGCCAAAGATGGAATTTTTGGAGATGATGTAACACTTCTTAGTGATGCTGCCGTACTTAAATTTGGTGCTGATGCAGAAGTCACTTTAACCCATGTTCACAACGATGGTTTATTACTTAATGCTGATAACCAACTTCAATTTAGAGATTCTGCTATTAATATTAGATCAGATGCTGATGGTGATTTAGATATTAATGCTGATGACGAACTCGAACTTAATTCAACTTTAATAGATGTTAACGGAAACTTAGATGTTAGTGGAACACTTACTCAAGCAGGAGTTGCTACTTTTTCTGTAGCAGCTAATGTAGCACAAGTAGCATTATCGTCTTCATCAAATGCCGTAGCCTGGAATGCAAGTGCTGCAGCAAACGCTTTTCATGTAACAACAGAAAACACTACATTTGCTGCACCAAGTAATGCAGTAGAAGGTGCATTTATAGCTTTAGAAATTAATTACAATGGTTCACACACTATTGCATTTAATACTGTTTTTGAGTTTGCGGCTTCAACTGCACCAACATTTACTTCAACTGATGGTAAAACAGACATATTAGTTTTTAGATACAATGGTTCAGTTTGGCAAGAAGTAGGTAGAACATTAAATTTAAGTGAAAGTTAGGATATAAAAATATGTATGCAATAATAACAGACGGATCAATTTCAAAATATATTAATCACCCTAAACCAGTGACTATAGGAGATGTTCAATACCCAGCTAAAATATTTTCTGCATGGACTGCAAGTGAATTAGCAGCTATTGGAATTATAGAAGTTACTTTTGATAATAGTAATAAAAAAGATGAAAAATGGTATAATAATACTAATCAAACTTATACTTATGATGCATCTGCTGGAACTGTAACTGCAGCATATGGTGATGCAACCGCTAAAGCACATGCAGATAGTTTATTTACTGCACAAGATGAAACAGATGGTTTAGGCACTGAAGGAGAAATAAAATCTAGAGGATTAAAATATAATTTAATACAAACTTTAAAACAACAAGCTGCAGGAGAACTTCAAAAAACAGATTGGTATATAGTTAGAAAAGCAGATGCAGGTACAGCAGTACCATCATCTATTACAAATCATAGAGCAGCGATTAGAACTAAAACAGCAGAGATGGAAACAGCTATTACAAATGCTGCAGATACTCCAGCTCTTGAGACTTTATACACATACACTACAGATGATGATGGTGTACAATCAAGACCATTAGGCGAACTTCCAACATTGGAGATTTAATGCCACTTATACTTGGAACTAACTCCATAAAAGACACAGGCTATGATGTAGCTAACTCGTTAAGAACAAATAAATCTGATCAACCACGAGGAGTAGTAACACAGGGAACCCCTACTAATGTTGATAAATATACTTTTTCAGTTTGGGTTAAAAGAGCAGATATAGGTGCAAGTAATTCTAAAATATTTAGTGTAAGTTCAGGCTCAACTTATGGAGAAGAAAAATTAGAATTTAATAATGATGATTTAATTTGGAGACATACACGAGCATCTGATGGAGAAACAGTTTGGCAAAGAGTAACTGATAGAAAGTTTCGTGATCCATCTGCCTGGTATAACATCATAGTTGCTTATGATAGTTCACAAGGAACAGCCGCAAATAGATGTAAGATGTACATTAATGGTGTAGAAGAAACAAGTTTTTCAAGCTCTAGTAATCCATCATCAGGACTAGATAGCTATACTAATACAAGTAGTAGAGATTTTAAATTTTTTACTTTTCACGAAAACTCTAATACTAATCAAGATGCTACTGCTTATTTTGCAGAATTGGTTTATATTGATGGACAACAACTAGATCAAACCTCATTTGGGGAGTTTGATTCTGGTAGTCCTAATATATGGAAGCCAATAGATGTATCAGGATTAACATTTGGTAACAATGGATTTTATTTAGATTTTGAAGATAGTTCAGCTTTAGGTAATGATGTTAGTGGTAATAATAATGATATGACTCTTACTAATATTAGTTCAACAGATCAAACTACAGATACTTGCACAAATAATTTTGCAACAATTAATCCTTTAGATAATTATTTTGCTCAAGCAACTCTATCAGAAGGTAATACAAAAGTTGTAACTGATTCAAGTGCAGAAGCTATGAATACAAGCACTTTTGCTATGACTAAAGGTAAATGGTATATGGAAGCAGATTTTATATCTGGTGCTGGTGCTAGAATGTGTGGTATAACACCAACTGTATCTTTTCAAACATCCTCACATGGTAAAGCTGGAGATGTTACACCACATACAGTTACTTATATTGGTGGTGGTGCTGTGCAAGAGGGAAATGGTTCAGGTGGACAAACTCAATTAGCTTCTTATGCAAGTTATAGCACTGGAGATATAATTGGAATTTATATGGATCTTGATAATATGAAAGCATATCTTAGTAAAAATGGAACACTACAGAGTTCTACTGGAATAGATTTAGATTCTTTAGCAACTGTTAATGCCGCTTATGGAACAGGACATTATATGTTTTTCGTTGGCGATAATAACTCTGGATCATTAACTTGTGAAGCTAACTTTGGAAATGGTTTTCAATCTCTTTCATCTGCTGTAACTGATGATAATGGGTTTGGTGCATTTGAATATTCACCAAATATAACAGGAGATGGTGAAGCAAAATCTTTTTATTCCTGTTGTACAAAAAATCTAGCGGAGTTTGGATAATGGCTTATACAACTATAGACGATCCAACAATTTATTTTAATACATTACTTTATACAGGTAATAGTACAGCTAGATCACTAACTGGTGTTGGATTTCAACCTGATTGGGTTTGGATAAAATCAAGAAGTAACACTTATCATCATGAATTATTTGATTCTGTAAGAGGAGCAACAAAAGGTTTAAATTCAAATCGTACAAATGCAGAAGAAACAAGATCAGGTATTACATCATTTGATTCAGATGGATTTAGTCTTGGTACTGCTGGAAGAGAAAATAATAATGGCGATACCAAAGTTGCATGGAATTGGAAAGCTGGAAACTCATCAGGTTCATCAAACTCTAATGGAAGTATAACCTCAACTGTATCTGTTTCAACAGATGCTGGATTTTCGATTTTGTCCTATACGGGGACTGGAAGTAATGCTACAATTGGACATGGGTTAGGTTTAGTACCAGCTTGGATTATTACAAAAAATAGAGATGCAACTCAACCTTGGAGAATTTACCATAAAGCATTAGGTGCAACTTTTGGAATGATATTAAATGATACATCTGTTAAAGATGATGACAATACTGCTTGGAACGATACAGAACCAACATCTTCTGTTTTTTCAGTAGGTTCTAGTGCAAATACTAACAATGGTTCTGATGATTTTATAGCCTACTGCTTCGCAGAGAAAACTGGTTACAGCAAGTTTGGTTCTTATGTTGGCAATGGAAATGCTGATGGAACATTTATTTACACAGGATTTAAACCTGCTTGGGTTCTTATAAAGAGAACAGATGGTGGAACAGATAATTGGAACTTATATGATAATAAAAGATTAGGATATAATACCAATTATAGTTTTTTAATTGCAAATGAAAATAATGCAGAAAATACCACAACATCAACTGCAAATTTAGACATACTTTCAAATGGTTTTAAAATAAGAGGTTCAACAGGACATACAAATACATCAGGTGGAATATACATTTTTATGGCTTTCGCAGAATCACCTTTTACAAATTCTAATGGTGTACCAAATAACGCAAGGTAGGATAAAATTATGTTACAAAAAGTAAAATTTGCACCAGGATTTAATAAACAAGTAACCTCAACAGGTGGTGAAAGCCAATGGGTTGATGGTGATAATGTTCGTTTTAGATATGGCACACCTGAAAAAATAGGTGGTTGGTCACAATTAGGTTCTGTTCAAATTACTGGTAGAACTACGGCTATTCATCATTTTGTAAATACGTCAGGTATTAAGTATGCAGTTCTAGGAACCAATAGAATATTGTATGCATACTCTGGTGGTATATTTTATGACATACATCCTATTAAAGCGACAACAACTTTAACAAGTGCTTTTTCTACAACTAATGGATCAAAAGTTGTAACTTTAACTTTTTCTTCTGCACATAATATAAATCAATTTGATATTATATTGTTAGATAATTTTACATCTATTACTAACTCTGGTTTTGTATCTGGTGATTTTACAGATAAAAAATTTATGGTGACTTCAATACCAACAAGCACTACTCTTACAATAGAAATGGAATCTAATGAATCTGGATCTGGTGCATCAACATCTGGTGGTATTAGAGTTCAACATTATTATCCAGTAGGGCCAGCAGTTGAGGTTGCATCAACTGGTTGGGGTCTCGGATCTTGGGGAGGACAACAATTAGGTCAGTTTACATCAACACTATCGTCATCAATAAATACAAGTGTAACATCATTAACCATGGCTAGTTCATCTTCTTTTCCATCAACAGGAACAGTCATCGTTGGATCAGAGTTAATAACATATACAGGTAATAGTGGTGGCACGTTATCAGGATTAACAAGAGGTGCTTTAGGAACAACAGCTGCATCACATTCATCAGGTGCAACAGTAACAGATGCATCAAACTTTTTTGCATGGAACGCTGCAGCATCAGGAGACGTTGTAACAGCACCAGGACTTTGGTCACTAGATAATTTAGGTAACAAACTTGTTGCAACAATTAATGGTGGTGAAAGTTTCGAATGGGATTCAAATCCAACTCTTGCTAATAATACTAGAGCAACAATTATAACCGGTGCACCAACTGCATCTGCATTTAGTTTAGTATCTACACCAGATAGACACTTAGTATTTTTTGGAACAGAAACAACTATTGGTACATCTTCAACACAAGACCCTATGTTTATAAGATTCTCTTCTCAAGAAGATATTAACACTTACACACCGAGTGCAACCAACACTGCAGGTACACAAAGACTTGCAGATGGATCTAAGATTGTTGGAGCAATCAGAGGTCGTGATGCGATTTACATTTGGACAGATAATGCGTTATTTATTATGCGTTTTGTTGGTCCACCATTTACTTTTTCATTTCAACAGGTTGGTACAAACTGTGGATTAATAGGACAGAATGCAGCTGTTGAAGTTGATGGTACTGCCTATTGGATGTCAGAAAATGGTTTCTTTAGATACACTGGTAAACTAGAATCACTACCATGTTTAGTTGAAGACCATGTCTACGATGATATTAATACAATTCCAAAACAACATATTAATGCAGGTTTGAATAACTTGTTTGGTGAGGTAATGTGGTTTTATCCTAACTCAGGTTCAGGAACAGTAAATAGAATGGTAGCGTATAATTATCTAGACTCAAGCAACGAGCGACCAGTATGGACTACAGGAACATTAGCTAGAACAGCATGGCAAGACTCTGCTGTATTTGGTAAACCACACGCAACAGAATATGATTCAAGTGCAGAGACAGCTGATAGTGATGTTAACTATGTTCATGGTAATAGTGATGGTGCATCAACATACTACGAACATGAAACAGGATTAAATCAAGTTAAGTTAGGTCAAACAACTGCTATAACATCAAATATACAATCTGGTAATTTTGATATTGGTTCACAAGGTTTAGCTGGTGATGGTGAGTTTATGATGAAGATTAGAAGGGTCATACCAGATTTTCTTGCACAAACAGGTGATGCAAGAGTTACATTAAATTTAAGAGATTTTCCAAATGATACATCAGCTAGTTCTACATTAGGGCCATTTACAATATCTAGTGGTACACAAAAAATAGATACACGTGCAAGAGCTAGAGAGATATCTTTAAAAGTAGAAAATACTAGTACAAGTCAATTTTGGAAACTAGGTACATTTAGAATAGACTATCAACCGGACGGTAGAAGATAATGGCAAGAATAGTACAAGCATTAACGCAACCCGCAGAAAATTACGATCAACAATTACAACAGTCGTTTGTTAGAGATGTAGATAGTATTGTGCAAAAATTAAATACTACTTATCAACAAGATCTAAAAGACGAAGCAGAAGCGGAGGCATATTTCTTTGGCTAATTCATTTATAAATAAAAAAGTAGATTTAACAACTACATCAGCTACAACATTGTATACTGTACCCTCAGCTACAACTGCGATAGTAAAATCTATAATAGTATCAGAAGACTCTGGAAATGCTGATACAATAACAGTTACTATTACAGATACATCAGATGCTGTATTTAGTCTTTTTAAGACTAAGTCTATATCAGCAAATGGCACAACAGAGTTATTATCAGCACCTTTAATATTACAGGAAAGTGAAGTATTAAAAGTGACTGCAGCAACAGCTAATAGATTACATGTGGTTCTTTCGGCTTTACAATCTAAGCCTAGAGAAGTTACAACATAGTCTTGATTTACTTGTTAAAAACAAGTATTAATGTAAATTCAGGTGAAATCCCTGCCTTTTTAATATAAACAATATTTAACATATATGATTAATAGAACAAAAATGCCAAGACAGTTGCGTAATAAAGGTGGGATAACTAGTGTTATTTCAAGAAAAAAATACGGTATTGGTAGTGACATAAAAGATTTTGTAAGAGATATTATACCCAATGAACTAGCAGATGTTGCAGTTAAAGTTGCACCTATTGTTGCACCATTCTATCCAGGTTATGCAGCAATAGCAAGAGGCCTTGGTAGATTTGATCAAAGAGGTAGTATCAGTGATGCACTTAAACAAGGTGCAGCTACTTATGGGTTTGGTAAAGTCGCAGGTAAATTAGGTGGAGCCGAAGGTTCAGAAATGGGAAATGTTTTTGGACGTCAAAAATATTCTATGGAAGGTTTTAAAGAACGGGGTTTGGGTAGATTATTTAAAGGTGATCCAAAACCACCAGGTGATCCAAAACCACCAATTGATGGTAAACAAACAAAAGGTTTAGATGTTATAAGAGAAACATCAGATAAAGTATTTAGCAAGATACCTGGAGGAGATAAGTTACCATCAATGGTAAAACAACAATTATTGGTGGGTGGTATCACAAGTGGTGCTTCTGCACTTTATAGTTATTTTACAGGAGAGTTTGAACCACAAGAACCTGGTGAGACTATGGGTGAGTATATGGCAAGAAGAAATCAACGTGTCAAAGAACAAATGAGAGGATACATGGATAGTTATTACACACCATTACGTAATCCACAGTATGCAGCTATGAGTGATGAAGAAAAAAATAATTTTATAGATAGTATTGTTGGTGAACAAAATGATGCAATGATGGCAACCGGTGGACGTGTTGGATATCAAGTTGGTGGTATTAGTTCAGCTAATACACTTGCAGAAAACATAGCTCGTAATAGAGCTAATCAAGCTGCGTTTAATCAAATGATTAGACCAGCTCAACTAAGAGCTTTAAAAATAACACCAATAGAAACTAGACCAATAGAAACTAGACCAATAGAAACTAGACCAATAGAAACTAGAGATCTTAATTTAAATAGAAATCCTGCATTAGATTTATTAAATCAACCACAACAACCACAATTTTTAAATAGAAAAGTAAAAGAACAAACAGGTCCTAGACCAGGAGAATTAGATCCACTCGGTTTACCTGTGACCAGCACTATTGTTGGCCCTTCTGGTATGCAAAGCCTTGCAGAATTAGATGCTATTAGAAATAGAATTTTAGCAGCACAAGCAGCTATGAAACCTACCTATGAAGAAAGATTAATGGGTGAGAGTTGGGAAACATTAAGTGATAATGATCAATACAGAATTGCTATGGAATATCCAGGTGAAACACCACCAAGAAGAAATCCTGATTTTGTTCCTAGTTTAGCAAAAGGTGGCATGCCAACAGGTATCATGAGATCAAATAAAGCAGGAGTCATGGAACGAGACTACAGAGATGAAGGTGGCTTTGTACCAGTAGGTATTAAAGAAAAAGCAGATGACGTACCAGCTATGTTATCAAAAAATGAGTTTGTTTTTACAGCAGA